CTTAGCAGACTCTTTGAACGCCTTGGCTGTTGGTGCGCCTTTAGCCCCAACTTTACGCATCTTCTCGCCTGAACCGGCTGCGATGCGTGCTTTTTTAGCGTGTATGTTGGCGTATAGCCCTGGCTTACTTGCCACAGTTCCACCTCTTCATACTAGCTTTAGCGCGGTCAGCGTTCTTTGATTTAGCAACGACGCCGCCCATGCGGGCGCAAAAGCTGGCCTTACGGCCCTTGTCGGCCTCGCTCTTAGGATTGGGAGCCGGCGGCTTGAGCTTGCTGCCCGTGGCGGCGTTATACTTAGCTCTGCCCTTGGCCGTCAGCCCCGCGCCAGCTTTCGTCGACAGCTTCTCGCCGCGACCAACAGACAGCGATACCGACTTCTTGGCCATTAGTGCCCCATCCAACCTGAAGATGCTGTGCCTCCACCATAGGACATGCGTGGCCTATTGTCCACTGGCCTCGCCTCGCGGTGCGCCACAGGATACGCGAACGTCACGGCGATAGCGTCGGCGGCGTCAGGGCTGGCTAGACCACGCGCCTTCATGTCTTTCTTGCTTTCTAGGAATATAGTCCCTTTACTGTCGGGCTTCATCATGGGGCCGGTCAGGTCGGACTTTAGGAAGCGGTCGTTTGGTATGCTGGCGGTCTTCAGCCACTCCCGCATGGCGTGCCACATCTCAGCCCGCTTGTTCCCGAACATGACCGGCTTCGTCGAGCGCATACCGAAATTGACGCCCCGGATCTTATAGCGTTGCTCCTTTAGCCGGTCGACCACGCCCGCGCCTAGCCCGCCCTCGTCGATCACGACTAGCGCGGGCCTGAACTCTTCGATGATCTCGATTACGCGGCCCACGACCTCCATGGTGTCGTCGCCGCGGTAGCGCCGGATTCCGATGATGTCGCGGCCCTGCCGTATAGCGATGACCGTAGCGTCAGCGCCGAACCGCGCCGGGTCGACGCCGACCACTATCGGTGCCGTCTGATCCTTCTGTGGCGGCCGTGTCTGCGCGTCCATGACCAGTGACGACGGTATGAACTGGTCATCCGATGCGTTCGGGAAGGCTCCGTAGACCTCGACGTGAGCCTGAGCGCTGTCGGGGCCGTATTCGTCGATAATCTGCTGATAGACTGCCTTATCAGTTCCCTCCACGCTTCTGGCGTCAACAACCTTGTTTCGCCAGAAGTCGCGCTTGTTGTGGAAGCACTCGTAGAAGTATCCGCTGTTACGGCGGGGGTTGCTAAAGCTAAGCCAAAAACGATTAGGAGTGTTCTCTGTAAAGAAGCCACTGGCCACCGCCCATATGCTGTCGTCGATACCGCTGGCCTCGTCGAACACGAGCATGACGCCCGCGAAGTTGTGCACGCCCGCGTAGCTGTCAGGGTTCTCGGCCGACCACAGCCGCCCCTCCACGCCCCAATAGCGCGTGCCCAGCTTCAGATCCCGCTCGACCAGTTCCGCGATCCACTTGGCCGGCAGCACTCTGGTGGCGCTTACCTCGAACCAATGGCTGTTAAGGCACATGCTGAGCCATTTAGTTATCTCGGCCCAGGTGACGCTGCGTAGCTGGGCTTCTGAGTTGGCCGACACAATAGTCGTTGACCCGATCCGGGTCGTCAGCATCCAGATCACGAGCCAACTCACGAGGGCCGACTTGCCGATTCCGCGACCGGATGACGTGGCCATACGGAAGGTTTCGAAATCTACCTTACCGTTGTTCTCTTTGATGTGGTCGCGCAGGTCTTGGAGGACTTCTAGCTGCCACTTGCGCGGGCCTGTGAAGTGTTCGAGCGGCGTGCCAGCCTTACCCCACGGGAACGCCATTCTCACGAACGCGACCGGGTCGTTCTTCACCTGCGCCGACCATAGGGTCGCCATCAGCTTCTGTTCTTCGTCCGCACTATAAATCGGAACCTGCATTTACCGGCCTTTCGGCAGTCGTAGGATAATGTTCGGCTCTACATTGTGGAAATACAGCCGCATATCGTTAGGCGACATGTTCTGAAGATTATACGGGCTGGGGATGAACATTGTTCGCCCCTGCGGGTCTTGCGTCCATTCGCCGCCCGGCATGTTCACCGGATCATGGTACTGACTTTGTGTGCTGAATGTCGGATGATTGGGCTTCTTAAACATATCAGGAAAATGCGCGTTCTCAGCCTGCGCCATGCCGGATTTCCAAAACCCGCGCATGTCATAGTCATATGAGTCTTTCAGCCGTTTGTTTTTTGTCGCCCAGTCCAGATATTGTTTCTCTTCTTCCGGCGTCAACATCGTGTTGTATTGTTCTGTCAAGTCCATCTAATATCTCCCCTTGGATCACGCGCTGCTGCGCCTCTTCTAGCGCCGCTATGATGGATATGCGCTGCTCGACCTGCACCTGCACCGACTGCGGGGCTGTCCACTTGTGAACGTGCTTGAGGATGTCCAGCGCCGCCTTAGTGTCGCCAGCGCGGGCGGCGTTGTGCAGCACCTCGGACATCTCTGCCTCGCCCTCGGCGCGTCCCTTCTGTTCGGCATACTCCGCGATGGGGTCGAACTGCACCAGCCGCCGGTATTCGGTCGGCGTCATGCCCGCGGCGTAGGCGAGCGTGTCGCCTTTCAGTCCTTTGCGGGCGGCGAGATAGATGCGCTCAAGCACCGCCTCAGTCGCTTCGATTTTGCGCGGTTCATAGGGTAAGGATTCAAACATAATAAACTTTTTAGCACGGTGCGTTTAGAAAATAAAATAAAAAAATTGTTCTTAATGCCTACGTATTTCTTAAAGGAGATCCCTCGGCCCAGCCTCCCCCGCCTTTCGACCTGGATCGACCCCAATCAGCTCAATGAATGTAGACTTAAAGCATTACGTTAAGTTGACAATCAAACGTCGGATCGTCATGCACTTGAAGGGTTGCGTCACGCGTTAGCAAAACGTCGGATCGTCATGACGATCTAGGTCCATGCAGAGTGTTTGCGCCTGGACGGCGCGGGACAAAAAACGTCGGATCGTCGGATTGCCATGCCTTCTGAGGTTCTCCATTACTTTTCACCGTAATTTTACACTAACTGTAATATTATATTAAATCATTACTTCAGACAATTAATACCCATGACGATATGACGATAACCAAGCCGCACCGCGCCTTAGACCGCCATTGCCGACGACGATTTGACGACGATAAGTCTAGCTAATTTGACGATAACCCGCCGCTCAACCGTAATTTTACAGTTGAGCGGTCACTGTAATTTTTTATTTATCCACCGTAATTTTACAAAATTACAGCTTCAACATAAGCGTGCGCTCTATTTGTCACGCGAACCTGAAACTCGCCAGCCTTAAAGACAGTGACGCTTTTCGGCGTCCGTTGTTGCACGACTATTCGATTAGGGATGAATTGACGAAGACTATCTTTGACCGCGCTGTATTGGCTGGCGGTTATTTTGTCGGTCTTGTGCAACGCTGTAAGCAGCGCGTCCATATGCTCATAAGACGGCACGTCGTCCTCAAATATTGTCTCTAACTTAGCCATGCTCACTCTCCATAATTACGATGACTGCATTACTACAGTAAAAAGAATTTTACGCAAGCTGCATTTTTTCGCTTGACGCTATCCACAATCCGTGAGCATATAACGTATCCACATAGGAGCAAACGACATGACAAGCATTAAAGAATGGGCCGAGGCTCAATGGCAAAAACCCGGCGTGCGTTGCGCTAATCATGGCGTGGCGTATATCGGCGACAAGTTACAGAATATGCAGGTGCGGGCGGGAACAGCGCGCAACTATAAGAGCAAGACGCAGCGCGATTATGAAAAGCGCTTTGCAATCTACAACGAAAAATTGCGCCCGATTATTCTGGCTGAAGCGACGGCAACGCTGCGCAACATTGAGGTGGCGATAATTGATAAATACGGCCGCCCAGTGAAAAACGGCAACGTCGTCCAAACCGAGGTTAAGCTGCTCAATGAATATCGGTGGCCGGCGCAAACCAAAACCGAACCTGTAGCCGCAATACCGCGCAAGCGCGTTCCCAAGGCTAAGCTAGAACACGCCGCCGCTATTATCGCCAAAGTGCCGCCGGAAGAGCTGGCGACGTTCCTTGCGCGGTTCGGCTTGTCACTGTCGCTCGCCGCGTCCATTGCGTCATTGGACAATGCCGAAATGATCGCGCGTCAGTTTTTGCGCGCAACACTCTAATCAGGAGAAAAGACCATGACAAAAGCAAATTGGAAAAACATCAAGCGCGCCATCCGCGAAAAATATGAGTGGCCGGGCGGCTATCCATTGTTTATCGCCATGCGCGACGGCGAAGCGCTGTCTATTGACGCCGCGCGCGCCAACTGGCGGCACATTTGCCGGGCATATGTAAGCGGCGACATGCGCGATAGCTGGTATCCAGCCGAAGCAATGGTGAATTGGGAAAACCCCGACCTATATTGCGCCCACACTAACAATCGAATCGAAAGCGCCTATGCCGATGACCAGTGAACCAAAGCCAATCTGGCAGGCGATAAAGCATCTGCGCGACGCGCTGATCGAAGCTGAATGGGAAGGCGACGCCGGCTTAGCGGCCGGCTTGCGCCAGCAAATCACGCGGCTTGAAATGCTGCAATCATACGGAGAAACGCACGATGTTGAGCATTGAAATAGAGATAGACCAGCTAGAGGCGCTGCTAGACCATCTTGCCAAGCAAGAACGCACGCCGCTGCTAGACGTGGCCTATAAAACCCTACAAGACGCCCATACAAACGCGGCGGAAGAATACTGGACTGAAAAGTGGAGCGGACTCTAATGACCTATCATATTGAATATGAGCTAGACGAGTTTCAACCGTGGCCGGGAATGGCCATCTATGCCTATGGCGTGGCGACCATAACCTATAAATGGGAAGGGCGCGACCGCGACACCGGCGACGACGCCGGCCCATACGACATAGAGTTGGAGCATCTCACAATCAGCGCCGACAAGGCTAGAGAGCCCGACCGCTGCATAGAGCAGACCGATCCACTCTTTAGGCAGGTCGAGTCCATCCTATGCGCCAGCCGAGACGTGTACGCCGCATGTAAGGAAGACTATGAAGAAAACTGACCTGATAGCCTTTGCTATCGGCGCAGCGCTGGCGATACCCGCGCTCGCCCTATTCGTAACATATCTACTGGGGGGCCTATAATGAGCCGCATGAAAGATTATTTTGAGTTCTCGCAACTCTTACACTGGCTATCCGATGAGGCGCTTAACATCCTGCTAGAGACAGAACAGGACGATTACCGCGCCAAGATTATCCAAAACGAGCTGGAGAAGCGCGGTCATGCTCCGGCTTGATTTGACGACCATCCCCGGCGGCGTTCGGGTTAATTGGCGCAAGACAGAGGACGAGAGTTTACTGTCTTTTCACCGGCGCGACGGATCAGTGATCCTCAAAATCCACGCTGAATACGCTGACGAGCGGTCACTCGTGACCGCCGCTCACGCCCTTAATTTTATGTTCAAGAGTCTAAAACATGCAAAAGCAAGAGATGATCGAGGAGATTCGGGAGTTGATCGAGGAAACAGCCCGGAATCATAACATACCCACCGAGGCCCTGACCGGCCACAACCGCCGCAAGGGGGTCATCTGGCCCCGGTTCGAGATCATGTGGCGCGCCAGGCATGAGTTAAACGCACCGCTCCAGCTAATCGGGCAGGTGCTAGGGGGCCGCGACCACACGACCATCATGCACGGGATCAAACGCTATGAAAATCGGTGAAGCAATGGCAATCTTACTGGCGGTGATGATTGAATTGATTTTGGGGATCAAGTGATGACGTTCGAAGAGCAATACGAGGCCATACAGGCCGTGATACCCGACCTACCGCGCGACGAGCCGGTCTATGAAGTGAATCCGCCCCTATGGGCGTTTTGGCGGGCCGTGCGACCCATGGCCGAGCCGAATCCGGTGCTAACCGAGCAAGAGATTGTGCGGCGGCTTGATCTGATGTATATGGGCCATGGCGTCTGCTAGACGCCCGTTTTCCTCCCTATGGTGACTGGCCGGCGCAAGCCGGCCTTCTTTTTTAGTAGCCAAGCATCGCCCGCAGCCGATTCACCAGCCCGTCGCTCAA